AGCACGAAAGGATAAAATTGTCTGAGGTTTACGAACTTCCGACAATTCAAGCTTTGAATGATTTGTCCTATTTAAAGAGTAAAAACGCGCATGATCGCGAGCAAATAAAAAAAATACATGGCAAGCATTAGTCAGGCTCAGGCATCTTTAGGATCAGATTTTGATTTTGGTGGAATCGCCAGAGGTGGCGAGGTCAAACTAAATTCAGTCGAGGCTATCATGGCGCAGGCTGCTGTAGAATTTATTGAGCTTGCTAAAAAGAGATTAACAGAAAGAAAGAAAATAGACACCGGTAATTTATCGGATATTGTCGTTTCCTCTGTGACTCAAAACGGAACTAAATACTCTTTGACTATTGGATACGACAAAAGCAATCCAGCGTCTAAGTATTACGATTTCAACGACAAAGGGGTAAAAGGAATAGGAGGGTTCAAAGGAAAACTTCCTTCTGGTTTCCATGAGCCTACAAATAGTCCTTATAGCTTTAAGAATTTACGCTTATCTAGTGGGTTTATTGACTCGATTACTAGGTGGTATTTGCGCCATAAAAATTACATTAGGAACGAAGATCAGCGTAGAAATTTGACTGGCTTACAACAGAGAAGAAGAACTCTTGGAAATGTTGTAAATCAGACAGAAAAGCTTAGAAATCTAGCGATCGCAACAGCTAGAAACATAAAGCGCAAAGGTATTTCAAGGACTGGATTCTTTGAGGATAACATTGACATCGCTTTTGGTCCTGAGTTCCAGGCTAAACTAGCTCAAGCATTAGGGCAAGATATTGCATTAAACATTAAACAAACTTTTAGCTAATGGCTATTACTATCAACAGCATTCCTCCTAGTTACTCTTCAGCCCATGACGCGCTCTGGTTTGTGGTGACTTCTGACAATGTAGGACTATCTAATTTTAAATATGTATTTGACATACAAATTAACCTCGAAACCGTCGCAAGTTTCAAAGTCTATCCAGACGCTAACAATTTGGGGATCATTGATTTCGGACCTATTGTCAGAAACTACTTTAATCGCCAACTTATCGAGGACGGCTCAGGATTTGTCCGCAATGCAAGCAACTCCTTATCTGTCGATTACTCTATCCGCTACGGGGAAGAATACAACGGAGTAACGTATCCGAATTTAACTTCAGGAACTTATAAGGGCTGGAACTTTTCGCTTGATCCTTTCCGCAATCCTATCACTACTTATGCAAATAAGTTTTTAACATCACGCGATAGGACATCTGCCAAGGTAATTTCAGGAGAATCTTTCTTGATTACTTACTTTAATTCAGACTTAGCTAATTCGCTAACTGCTACAATCCAAAATCTAAATGAGGACGGAACTAATAACGGAAGCGCATCGACGGGATCTAACTTTATAGGCTCGGCAGTTAATAGCGTTCTTTTGGATTTGTCTCCGGCTTCGATAAACGCCTACCTAGGCACGACAAAGATTACGGCTAGCACTTATGCCTATCGCGTTTCGATTGGCTCTGATTCGATAACTATCACTCAAACCTGCGCGCCTAGATTTACACCGGTTCAGATAGTATTCCAGAATCAATACGGAGGATATGATCAGTTCGCTTTCAGATTGCTATCGAGACAGAATAAAAAAATGGATCGTAAAACTTACACACGTTCAGGATATGAAATTAACGTCGAAACAAAAACGATGGATTTTAAAAATTCGTCTAATGTATTTTATGGTGGCTCAAGAAGCTTCACGACTGGCATCGATTATTCTTACCTTGTAATTAGTGACTACCTGACTATCGATGACTATAATCTAGGATCTCAGCTTTTGGCTTCTAACGAGATTTATTTCCAGTTTGGTGGTAACTATTATCCGATCGTATTTACGGGCACTACATGGCAGGAAAAGAATAATAGCTCAGATAAGATATTTAACTACGAATTGAACTTCGATTTAGGTATCAAACAGTTTAGCCAATTTAAATAATGATTACAGAAATAATTTTAGAGAATAGCAGGCTTGATATTTACGAAGATATCGGCTTAGAATTAAATTTGGCGATTGATGACATCAAGGACTTTAGCTCAAGGAATACAACGTATTCAAAAACAATTACAGTTCCAGGCAATGCTAACAACAATAAAATTTTTGGGCATATTTATAGCCTTACTAGTGCTAATAATTACGGGGTTAATACAGATCTTCCATCTGTTGGTTATAATTTCGATCCGACTAAGCAAACGAATGCGAAGATATTTGTAAACAAAATACAAGTATTTAAAGGCGTTCTTCGCTTGCTTGAAATTAAGATTAATAATGGAATAATCGAATACGAGTGTGCGGTGTTTGGCGAGCTTGGAGGTTTTGCCTCCGCGATTGCTAATAAATTACTAGAAGATACTGAGCTAGCTAATCACTTCCAGCAATATGATCAAGCCTGGAATGAGACAAACGTAATAAATTCCTGGGATGCTTCAGGCACTGGGATTGTTTATCCGCTAATTGATTACGGGAATTGTAAGCATCCAGAAAATGGAACGGGTAACGCCTATCACTTAGATGCTTTCCGTCCTGCTTTCTTTGTCCATGAATTAATGGATAAGATAATCGATTATTCTGGCTATACTTATAGCTCTGATTTTATAAATACTAGCTTCTTTAGGTCCTTAATTATCCCTAATAATTATGCAACGCTGGAGCAGGTAGTTTCTAATCTGTTGAATGCGACGTCTACAAATGTGACGATCGTAGGATCAAATGATTTACTGAGCTTTAACTCAACAAACCTAAATCAGTTCACAGTTGCATCTAATATATTTACCTTCACTGGTACATCTGGAACGCTAGGAACTTTTAAGCTTGTAGGTTATGGAAAGATTTCGACGATGCAGCAGGTATTTATTGAGGTGTACAAAAACGCCACAATAATAGGAACCTACATTCTAGGCGCTAACAATAACCAAGAAACTTATTTTGCATTAAATCAAAGCATACAAGCTGAATTAACAAATGGCGATACAGTAAAAATAAATATCAGGACAGCGACAAGCACAAGCCCGGATTTTACTTGGGTATCTGATTTGTTTACTTTTAGCTTTGAATCTGAGAGCTTGATTCCATTGCCAGCTACTTACAACGGCAGCCTATCAATGCCTAATCTATTGCCTAAAGGCATTCTTCAAAAGGACTTTTTTATGTCGATTTGTAGGATGTTTAATCTTTATGTTTACGAGGATAAGACATTGGATAAGCACATTATTATAGAGCCATTCATTGACTTCTATCAGATAGGAGGAGGCTTTATAAAGCTAGATGACTTTGGCAATCTGTTGCTTCATGGTGAGCCAGGAGATAACACTGGTCTGGTATTATTAGAGGATCCGGTTTCTAACGCTATTGATTGGACTGATAAGGTAGACTATTCTCAGGAAATAAGCATCAAGCCAATGAGCGAGCTAAATGCGCGCTTCTACGACTTCCAATATACGGAGGACGATGACTTTTACAATGAGCGATACAATAAGAAGTACAGCGAAAGCTATGGCGATCGCAAAGAGGACACTGGCTTTGAGTTTACAAAGGATAGAACAAATATAGATATTATTTTTAGCCCTTCTGTTTTAGTAAAAAGAGTGGGGGACGATAAGCTTTGTGCATCGATATTCGATCGCTCTGACGATGTGGAAGAGAGACGCGATTCCAATATCAGAATCATGCAGTTCCAGAAAATCACTGGAGTGACTCAATACCACATTAAGCAAATCTATCCTTCAAATACAAATCTAGGTTCACAGATAACTTATTACGGTTATGCAGGTCATTTAGATCATCCGACATTGCCTACAAAGGACATTAATTTCGGGGTGCCTAAGGAATTATTATTTAGCCTAGCGGTTCAGTACCCTTCAGCAAATTTATTCACTTCATTCTGGGGGGATTATTTGGCTGAGATTATTGCCAAAGATAGTAAGCTACTTACTTGCTATTTATATCTAGACTTGCAAGACATCTATTCGCTAGACTTTGCAAAGCTGATCCTAATCGATGGCGCACTTTGGAGATTAAATAAGGTCAATGACTTTAATCCTAGCGTTCCAAAGACTACACAAGTAGAATTATTAAGAGTAATTGAACTAACATACGCGTAATGGCAGTAAATGAAACAGTAGGGATTAACCTAGTCGCAGACACCAAGAGCCTCAGAGGACAACTTCGAGAGGCTGTCCAGGAACTAGCTAGACTTCAAAATACAGCCGGAGCAACTGGGGCAGAGATTGCAGCAGCGGCTTCGAGAGCTGCCGAATTAAAGGATAGAATCGGTGACGCTAAAGCAACTATCGAGGCGTTCGATCCGGATGCTAAATTCAAAGCATTTGGACAATCCATTCAAGGCGTAGCTGGAGCATTTGCTGCAACTCAAGGGGCTTTGGCCTTAGTGGGTGTGGAATCTGCTGAGGTAGAGAAGCAACTCTTGAAAGTACAGTCCGCTTTAGCGCTATCTGAAGGACTAAATACGGTCCTAGCTTCGATCGATGGCTTTAAAAACTTAGGATTAGTCCTCAAGACTAATGTGGTTGCTGGCTTTACTGCGATCAGAACTGCCGCGGTGACTGCCTTTACCACTATGCGAGGGGCTTTAATTGCCACTGGTATCGGTGCTTTTGCTGTTGCACTGGGTTTAATTGTCACAAACTTTGATGCAATCAAGGCGGCGGCGCTTAGATTAATCCCTGGCCTAGGAAATGTAGGTAAAATCTTTGGGGAAATAGTTACTAAAGTGACTGACTTTGTAGGGATTACAAACGAAGCAGAGAGATCTTTGGAGAAATTCACGAAGACGGCTGAGAGACGAAAGGAAACATTAGAAGGAGAAATCAAACTATTAGAGGCTTCAGGCGCTAGCGAGAAAGTTCTTTCTGATAAAAGAAAGCAGTTAGTCGTTAATGACTTAAATGTCCTAAGGGAGAAACTAAAGACTACCGGTAAATTAAGCGAAGAGGAAATGAAAAAATTCCGCGAGCTTAAAACTGATTTAGTCGTAATTGATACTAAGTATAATAAGTCAATAGCAGACGCGAATCAAAAAAGAAATGACGAGATAGCTAAGCAAAACAAAGAAGCTAGAGACAAGCAAATAGCTGAAGCGAACAAACGTAAAGAGGAGGAGAAAAAGAAAGCAGAGGAGGCAGCGGCTGAGCTTAAAAAGAATCAGCAAAGAATCGCAGCAGAAGATGAGGCGATCGCTAATAGAAATGCTGACAAATTCTTAACTGATCAAGAGAAAGAGATCGAGGCGGTCAATGCTAAATACACAAAGCAATTAGAGGACCGAATTAAATTTGGAGGTGATGAGGTAGAAATTGAGAACGCTAGAAATGAGGCGCTTTTAGAAATTCAGAAGAAATATGATCAGGCTGAACTAGAGCAAATTACAGCCACTACAGACGAGACTGTCCAAATCATTAAGCAAGGAGAAGAGCAGAATACTAAAAACTTAGAGGCTCAAACTAAAGCAAGAGTTAAACTAACTGAGGAGGAAAAGAAGGCTAAGATTGTAGCGGCTCAAGCAACAGCTGACACACTAGCAAATCTTTCCAATCTATTAGGTCAGGAGACGGCAGCAGGAAAGGCGGCAGCGGTGGCAAGTGCTACAATATCAGCAATCCTATCAGCTCAGAAAGCTTATGAGTCTACGATTGGTATTCCATTTGTTGGACCAGTGCTAGCTCCTATCAATGCCGGACTTGCTTTAGCTTCTGGATATAAATCAATTCAGAATATCTTAGCTGTTCAAGTTCCAGGTCAAGGTGGTGGAGGCTCAGCACCTAGCTTAGGCTCACCTCCAAGCGCAGGAGCAGGCGCACCGATTGCACCTAGAGGTCAGGAAACGATTCCGACATCATTAGACCAGGCGTCTTTAAATACTATTTCAAACGTAACCACGCGCGCCTATGTAGTCGAGAGTGACATTAGCGGATCACAACAAAGGATTTCACGCCTAGAGAAAGCGGCAAGATTTTAAACTAAAAAATAAAGAATGAATTTACCTATTTATTTACTAGAAATTAATGAGGACCTAATGGACGGATCCGAGGTGGACTTTGTTGCATTGGTAGACAAGCCAGCAATCGAGAGAAACTTCCTTCGCTTCAAAGAGGATCGCATGAACTTTGAGATTCAAGACGAAGAGCGTCGCATCATCTCTGGTCCTATCATGCTAGCGGATACGCCTATCTACAGAAACGACAATGGCCAGGAGTACTTTGTTTCCTTTCCAAAGGATACGATTTACAAGATTGTTAAAAAGATGTTCCAGAAGGGATACACTTCAAACGTAAATTTAATGCACGATCCTAACCAGGTAGTCGATGGCGTGACGATGTTTGAGATTTGGATCACAGATGAGTCGAGAGGGATCAAGGCTATGAAGGGATTCGAGGACGCTCCAGATGGCTCCGCTTTTGCCTCTTATTCAATCGATAATGATGAGGTCTGGAAAGACATTAAAGCAGGTAAGTTTAAAGGTTTATCTGTTGAAGGTATGTTTAATTACAAGAAACAACCTGAGGGCATGACAAAGGAAGAGAAACTCTGGGCTGACATAGCTCAGATTTTGCAAGATTGTAAACTTTAAAGTATAAAGTATTTAGTAATTAGTTATTTATAAACGTAGTAAAAAAACAAACAAACATGACAGTAAAAGAAGGAATCGAAAAAATCCGCTTGATGCTAGCTTCAGAAAATGAAGAAGTACAAGTGGAGACTAGCGAAGAATCTGCACCGGTCGCACAACTATCTTTTGAAACCTACGATCTTAAAGACGGATCGAAGATTGACTTAAGTGGTTTGGAGATTGGCGCTGAGGCTATGCTAGTAGATGAAAGCGGAAACGCTTCTCCTGCTCCAGACGGTGAGCATGAGCTAGTTGACGGTACTATGGTAACAACTGTAGGCGGTAAAGTGGAAGGCATTGAGACACCTCAAGCAGAAATGGAACCGATTGAAGAAGTGGTGGAAGAAATTCCAATGGGAGACGATAAGGAAGATAAGTTCAACGAAATTGATGGCACTATCGAAAACTTAAAGTCAGAGAACGAAGCTTTAAAAGCTAAGATCGCATCTATCGAGGGTAAATTCTCTCAAGCGATCAATGATCTATCTGACGTAGTTTTAGGTTTGGCTTCAACTCCTAGCGCTAGTCCTATCCAAGCTCCTAAAAATTCTTTCTCTCAAGTAGAGAAAAGAGAAGATAAAATCGAAAGATTTTTAAACAAAGTAAAAAATTTAAAATAACAATTTAACAAACAAGAAAATGGCATTTGTAGTTTCTTCATTGGCTAACTATACAGAAGAGAACGCTACCCAATTAGTAGCATCTTCAGTATTAGGAGCAAAAACAATCTCTTTGATCAAGGATCAAGGTAACGTAATGTTAGGCGTTAAATCCGCTGAGACAGTTAACATCATGGATACAGACGCGTTCTTCCAAGATGGTTCTTCTTGCGGTTTCAATGCTTCAGGTACAACAACTTTCACACAGCGCACATTGACTGTTGGAAAGATTAAGGTAAACGAGGCACTTTGCCCGAAAGATTTAGAGGCTAAGTATTTACAGAAGGCTTTGCCTGCTGGCTCTTCTTACGATTCTATTGTATTTGCTGCTGAGTACTCACAACGTAAGGCTGACAAGATCGCTGCTCAATTAGAGATTGCGGTATGGCAAGGAGATACTGCTTCAGCAAACGGAAACTTAAACAAGTTTGACGGATTCGCTAAGTTAATCGCTGCTGCTTCTGCTTCAGTAATCCACGCTAACACGACTACTTACTACGGTACTCCATTAGCTGCTTCTGCTGGTATCACAACTTCTAATGTAGTTGCTGTAATCGATGCAGTTTACAAAGCTTTACCTGCTGAAATCGTAGCTAAAGACGATGCGACTATCTTCGTAGGAATGGATGTATTCCGCACTTACACAATCGCATTAAAGAACGCTAATTTATTCGCTTACACATTTGACGGAAAGGCTGACTCAGAAATGATGTTACCTGGTACAACTGTAAAGGTAGTAGCTGTTCAAGGTTTGAATGGAACTTCTAAGATCTATGGTGGTCGCGTTTCAAATATGTTCTACGGAACTGACTTATTAGATGAGCAAGAGCGTTTCGAATTGTTCTTCGCTAAAGAAGCTGATCAAGTTCGCTTCGTAGCTGAGTTCAAGGCTGGCGTACAGATTGCTTTCCCTGCTGAAATGGTTGATTTCATCTTAGCTTAATTCTTACCAATAAGTTCGGGGAGATTCCATTGGATTGGACTCCCCTAATTTTAACCTTTTAAATTTAAAATAATGGCTTGCGCATTAACTCAAGGGTATACCCTAGATTGCAGAGATTCATTAGGCGGAATCACGGAAGTGTATTTCATTGAAAAGGGTAACGTATCTAGCACGACTGAGGCGAGCGGTGTAATCACTGCAATCACTAAGGGAGCCGGTAAGGTTTTTAGAAAATATGAATTAGTTCCTGGAACTTCTTCTTTGACTGAGAACATTAACGCTAACGTGCAGAATGGAACTGTTTTCTATGCTGCTGAATTGTCAATCATTCTTAACAAATTACAAGCGAATACAAGAAACGAAATTCTTTTATTAGCTCAGAATACCTTAGTGGCTGTAGTTGGAGACAACAACGGAAAGTACTGGTATTTAGGTAAGGTTCACGGACTTAATATGTCAGGTGGCAATGGTGCAACTGGTACGGCTCAAGGAGATCGTTCTGGTTACACTCTAACATTCTCAGCTTCAGAGTCAGCTTTGGCTCCAGAGGTTGCAAGCGGAATTATTGCAGGTTTAACAACCTAATAAGATAGTCGTTTGGTTAGACGGGGAGGGGGCGAAAGCCTCCTCTTTTTTTTGTTTTATAAAATAACTTTGCTTTGCTATTTATTAAAGATGATTCACTTTATTAAAGGACAAACGACTAAGGTAGTGGTGACGCTTAAGGAGAAGCAAACTCTTTCAGCGCCTAATTACTTATTCTACTTTACATCCAGGGCTACAGATAACACAAAGGCATTCGTCATTTTAAATAATGCTGATCTGTCCAATTATAAAGACAGATTTAACGCTTTTAATATAGTGACAAATAGCTATTTCTCTAACTATGACAGCGGAGAATACACTTATGCTATCTATGAGCAGACATCAAGCTCTAATTTAAATCCTGCTTTAGCTACAAACCTGCTAGAAGTGGGGCAAATGTCGCTTAAAAATGCGACAGAATTTGAGTTCACTACTTACAACCAAACGAATAATACCTTTATAGTGCGCGATATATGAGCAATACAACGAATTTCTTGAACGTTCTAACCTTTGCGGAGGCCAGACAGCCAGAATATACAGAGAAAAAAGGCGAGAATGGTGGATACATTGAGTTCGGAAAGAAGAATGATTACCCTAATTACCTGGTCGATCTGTTTACTAAATCAGCGAAGCACAATGCGATCATAAAAAGCAAGGTAAATTATATCACTGGTAACGGATTTAAGCCAATAGATGAGGCTGATTTGGTAGCGAAGGAGTTTATTGATCATCCTAATCCATTCGAATCTCTTAATGACATCCTAAAGAAGGTTTCTACAGACGTCGAATTATTCGGAGGCGCTTATCTTCAAGTAATCTGGAGCCAGGTAGCTGGTCAAATTTCAGAGATTTATCACTTAGACTATACTAAGGTCCGCACAAACGAAGACAATACTCAGTTTTGGTATTCTGAAAACTGGGCTGACAATAAATACAAGCGCGATATTTACAACGCGTTTAATGATAAGCTTCCAGTCGGCACTCAGATTCTTTACTTAAAAGAATACCGTCCTAACCTATCGGCTTATTCTTTGCCTGGTTACATGGGCGCCTTGAATTATATCGAGTCAGACATCGAAGTCTCTAAGCACGTCCTAGGAAATGCACAGACTGGCTTCAGTGCTTCTAAATTAATCACGCTTCCAAATGGTGAGCCACAAGATGAAGAGAAGCGTCAAGTAGAACGCAAGTTCACTGATCGATTCTCAGGATCCGACGGCAAGAAGTTTATTCTTTCCTTTGTGAATGACGCTTCTAGAAAGCCAATCATTGAGGACCTTGGGGCTTCTGACATTACGAAGGAGGACTTTGCCAATGTAGATAAGATAATCGAGAAAAACGTGTACGCTGGACACCAGATCACGTCTCCTGATTTATTTGGTATTGCAACACCTGGACAATTAGGATCACGCCAGCAAATGCGCGATTCTTATGAGATATTTAAAAACACATACGTCAATGATAAGCAAATATATCAGGAACAAGTATTCAGTTTACTTGCCAAATTACGCGGTGCTGTCGATGGGCTACAAATAATTCCAGTCGAGCCGATTGGCATGGAGTTCTCTGAAGCTACAATCGCACAGAACTTAACTAAAGACGAGATCCGCGAGAAGCTTGGAGCACCTAAACTAGAACCAAATACAACCGGATCCGCTCAAGATGTAATCAATGCGATTAATAGTTTATCCCCATTAGTAGCTAACAAGGTGCTAGAATCAATGACTCAAAACGAGATCAGATCTCTGGTAGGCTTAACACAAGAGCAAGGAGGCGGAGAGCCAGAGAGCGCCGCTCCTTCTGCTACTAATCTACGATTCAGCGAGGACGATGTCCTTGATATATTCGCGCAGTTCGGAGAGAGTAAATCTAATTACTCCATATTTCGCACTAGAGACACGTTCTCCGCTACGCCTAATGACTTAGAGGAGGCAATGAATTTGGACTTCGCAGAGCAAGAGCTGACACGTCTAGAGGCGAACGTCTTGGACTTAATCCAGAAGGATAAGCGAATCACTCCAGAGATTATTGCTGGAACGATTAAGACGGATCTAGGGATTATTAATAAGGTCATGGATAG